GGCAATCCCGGGGGCGAGGGGCACGATTATTTGAAGAGACTCTTCGTACAGCGTCAATTTATCCCTCCCGAGAAGGCCGAGGACTACTATTTCGTACCCGCCTATCTTGAAGATAACCCGGCGCTTCTAAACGCGGACCCTGAGTATAAGAGCCGCCTAGAGCAGGAGCCGAACGAGGCTATTCGCCGGGCCTGGCTTTTCGGGGACTGGAATATCTTTAGTGGGCAATTTTTCAAGGAGTGGAGAAGAGAGAAGCATGTAATCGACAATCTAGACCCCAAAACGGATTTGAAGGACTGGAGAAAGTTTGGGGCTATTGATTGGGGCTTTTATCATCCGGCGTGCTTCCTTTGGCTCGCACAAAATATGGAAAATGGGGACGTTATAGTGTACCGTGAGTACCTAACAAGGGAAGAAACACCGGACAAGATCAGGGAGAAGCTTTTAAGTTATCAAGACACGCGTGAGCTGAGATGGATTGTTGCTGGACTGGATATGTGGAACAGGCAAAGAGACGGCGGACCGAGCATTGAGGAGCAGTTTCGTCGTGGAGAGCAGTCAAGCAAATTGTTTATGATTAAGGCAAATACTGATAGAATTCAAGGGTGGAGCCAGATCCGGGCCTATCTTTCTTGGGATGAAGAAAGTGGCAAAGAACCAAAGTTGAAAGTCTGTCGATGTTGTCGCCATCTGATTGAGGGGATTCCAAGGATGCAACATCACAAGACGAGAGCTGAAGATACTGCACCAATACCGTATGTTGAACACAGTCGAATCGGCGAAGGAGAGGACCAGGTTGATGCCCTTAGATATGGCTTGATGAGTTTGCCCCCTGTGAATAAACTTGTTGCCAGTAAACAAAGAAAAAAAACAAGATACTTGGGGGAATATAGGAGGCCGAGTTCATGGCAGACGGTTTAACACTCAGTGTGGGCTCAAACATCGGTTCTGAGAGGCATGATCCCACGCCGAAAGACGGCCCCGACATCAAGAATGAAAGACCGGAGCAGAAGAAGCCGTTTAAGACACTTGATGAGTTACTAAAGCGGTTTGCTTACATGATGACTGCCGAAGACAAGTGGCGGCAGAAAAAGAAAGAGTGGCAACAGTTTTATGATGGCGACCAGTTGACTCCGGATGAGCGCCAGGAGCTTGATGCCCGCGCGCAGCCTGCTGTAGTGATAAACAAGATTGCTCCTAGAATCGATGTCATTGTTGGGATCAATCAAACATCTAGGATGCGCTTAAAGGCGTTTCCCAGAAATGTCTCAGATGAGGACGTTCTTACCGCAGAGGCCATATCAGCCGGACTTCGTTTCATTGAAGAGAACAACGACCAGAAATTTCTGGAGGGGGAGGTTTTTGAAGATGGATGTGTTGCAGGTAGGGGCTGGTTTGAAGTTACTACCGACATTGATGACGATTTTGATATTGATATCATTGTCAAGGCTCGCGACAGCGATGATATCTTCCTTGACCCCTCAAGCGTACGTTATGATCTAAGAGATGCCCGCGATTTGGCAGATTCTGTTTTTGTGAACCGGGATGTGTTGGTTGAGTTGTATCCGGATCACGAGAGAGACATTCGACAGGCATCTTCAATGGCTTTTGATTATTTGCGTGGCCGAACTTACGCCGGCGATGATTATTTGATGGCGTTGAAGCGTTCGTCTGAGAGTTTCTTTGATACCAAGAATGATCGTCTGCGCGTGACGAAGTATTGGTTTCGCAAAAAGGAAATGCGCAAATTCATCATCACAAATTCAGGCGTAGAGCGTCTAGAAAAGGGAATCAGCGACAAAGATGTTCGCAATCTGATGCGAGAGATTGCCCAGGCGGCCGGGGAAGAGCCAATTCTGGCCGAACGTCAGGCAGACGTCATCTACGAGCAGACGTTCATTGCCAATGCCATCCTAGAAGAAAAAGAGCCGCAATTTCTCGGTAGTCGCTTTCCTTACGTGATGTATCGGGTCAAATTAGACAAGGCCGAGTCATATCCCTATGGAATGGTTCGGCCGATGGTTGATCCACAGAAAGAGATCAACAAACGGCGCTCCAAGGCGCTACATGCCCTCAATACAGAGCGAACCATATATGATGAGGGCGCGGTGGACAATGAAACCGTATTGAAGCGTGAAATGGCGCGTCCAGACGGCGTGATCAAGAAGAATCGGGGCTTTGAGCTCAAGATGGATTCTAACCGCGAGCTCGGGGCTTCGCAATTGCAGCTCTATAACGCCGCCAACAATGAAATCAACGAGACAAGCGGCGTTACTCCGGATCTATTGGGCTCGGTGACCAATTTGCGCTCAGAGGCTGCGCTTCAGAATCGTCAACGACAAGGGTTGGCTGTTTTGAACAAGGCGTTTGAGAACTGGAAGCGCACACGGATTGCTTTGGAAGAGCTCAAGCTACTTTACATGCAAGAGTTTTGGACAAGAGAGCGAATTATTCGCGTTACGGATAATGAGAACGTACTCCAGGCGTTTCCTCTCAATCAAGTAGTCGTTGAGGGTGGTACTGTTCGCAAGATCAACAATATAAACACTGGAAAGTACGACATTCTCATAGAAGAGACTGAGGATACCATTAACCAGATGCACGAGGTCTTTGGAGAACTTGCCAAGATGGCGCAGACAGGGCAGATCCCGCCTGAAATCGTCTTAGAGTTTGCGCCTCTCCAGAAAGAAGTGAAAGACCGCATCTTGAGTCGGTATCAGCAGGCGCAACAAGCGCAACAGCAACAGCTTCTCGCTGCTCAGGCGGCTGCTGCTGGACAAGCAGGTGAGCAAGGCGCGCCTCCACCACCGGGGGCGTAAATCGTCACTTTAAGACGTAAAAAAGGAGAAAATTATGACGGAAACAACACAACCAGCAGTATCCGAGCGCCCGAAAATGGACGATTTGCTTAACAAGTCGTTAACCAAGATCGGATCTCCAAAGCAGGAGGAAAAACCTGCTCCGGCGCCAAAGGAAGAAGCCAAAGAGGCGCCCAAGGAAGAAAAGGAGCCGAAAGATGGCGAAAAAGTGCAAGAAGAAGGGAAAGAAGAAAAAACGGTCCCGTTAGAGGCTTTACACGAAGCTAGAATGAAGAACCGAAAGCTTAGGGCAGAGATTGACGAAATCAAGCGTCAGCAGGCCGCTCAAAAGACCGACGATGGCGACGACTATTATACTGACGGCGAAACGCCAAAACAGGCCGCCCCTACCGATCTAGAGCATAAGGTTTTGGATCGGCTTTTGGTTCAATCTTGCAACACGCTCAAGAGGGAGCTTGGGAAACAAGAGTCAGCAACATTTTTTGATGACTTCGATAAAGCGTGTGATCAATACGACGAATCCGTCCCGGAGGGGGGCGTAAAACTATTTACCCTCATGTATAACTCCGACGATCCCTATGAGTTTATCAAAGAGACCGTCGAGAACTACCGTGCGAAATCTAAATACGGCACCACCCCGACAGAGTGGGAACAAAAGATTCGCGCAGAGGTAGAAGCAGAAGTACGACAGGAAATGAAAGGTGAACTGAAAGACAAACAGAAGCTTAAAGAAGCTCTCCCGAAGGATGTTGGAGGGTCGCGGGCAGCCAGCGGAGGGACGGATGTCTATAATCGACCTACGGCCCAGCAAAGCTGGAACTCTCGCAATCTTAGCTCCAGGCTTCGGGGTAGATTAGGGAGATAGCAATGGCTGATACATCAATTGCAACTTCCCACGGCCTATCGGTCGAACAATGGGAAGATCAGATTTTCGCGGAGTATCTAGACCGCCTCGTTTTTGGCGCCTATATGGGTACTTCGCAAAACGACGTTATTCACGTCAAAGAGAACTTACTTAAGGCGCCGGGCGACACAGTGACTGTGGGCCTTCGAGGTGGTTTGAGTGGCGCAGGTGTCACAGGAACATCTGCATTAGAGACAAACGAAGAGGCTCTCAATTTCTACAACCAGTCTGTTGTGATTGATCTCTTCAGAAACGGTGTTCGGATTGATGGCGTTATGTCAAACGTCCGAACTGCTTTCGACATCCGGGAAGAAGCTAAAACTTTGGCCGCATAATAGGTGACTATTGTGAAAGTAGCGCGGAAAAAAACGGGAACCCTAAACCTTGATGGCAAGGGAATCCGACCTGAAGGCACAAGCCAGGGGCAACGCATAGGTTCTGAAATAATGAACCCACGAGGCCGCGCCAACTCCGTGGTGGAGTTGAAAAGATATGCTGAGCTTACGAGAAATCGTAAGAAGGCGGGGATAAAAAGCCCTGTCGATAACAAACTGAAGGCCGCCTTGGTCGACTGGATGGCGCAAGAAGTTGAAGACCTTATCGCTGCCGAGTTCAGCACCATTGATGGTGTGGCTTATGCTTCGGCAACCGAGACTCAGAAAGATCAGTGGTTGGACAACAACTCAGACAGAGTTTTGTTCGGCGCTGCGACCTCTAACCGAGACGCGGCCGGCGGTGGTGGAACCGGCGGAAGCGATCACAGCGATTCATTGCTGAACATTGACGCGACAAATGACGTTCTAACGAGTAACCAGGTTAGCCTTTGTCGC